TTTTTCTATTTTAGACAAAGCATCATCTAAGTCTTTAGTACAAAATTCTAATTTTTGCAAACATCTTTTATTAGCTGCGTCTTTTGATTTACCAGCATCTTCAAGTTCATTAATTTGACCCTTTAATATTCTAACTTGATCTTTATATTCGTTAAGAATGTCTATTGAATTATCGTTATTCATATATGATTTTGACCTTTAGTCTTTTTTGTTCTGGAGTTGTGGCTCTTGATATAAGTGAGCCAATTGTTTTTCTTCTATAGCCATCTTTTGCTGTATAGTCTGACTTTCTATAATTTTTAGTCTTAACATCATAACCAGTATACTCACCTGTAGACATATTTAAAGTAACAATATCTACCGGACCAAGACCACCAAGAGGTATAAATACAAGGATATTTGGGTCTTTTGCTAGTTCAATCTGTGTTTTCATTTCGCTTATTAGACCAGTAATTGCTTTTGTTCTTCTAGCCATAAAGATTTAAGACTTAAAGTTTTTGAAATAATATAACTATAATTGCAAACATACCACCTATTAATGCTGTCATAGCATAGTACATATGTTTTTCTATTCTTGTGATTTGATTTTCTAGTTGTTTCATTCTATCGTGAGTTTGTTTCTGCATAATACGACAAAGTTTTTCGTGTGATTCTATTCTATCTATTGCAAAATTTTTAGGCATTAAATTGTTTTATCTTGATCCATAAGTTCTAAATATTGTATACTTGTATTTAAAGGATGAATAAGGTGGTGCTTATCCATCCCATTTTTTATTATCATCTTTTAAACCAACTAGGAAGTCCTAAATGTGGTCTACGATCAAAAAGATTTTTATGTGATTCAAGTGTTTTTTTATTATTATAGTGTAAAAATACTTGTATACATTGTTTACCTTTGAATTTATTTCTCCAATGTTCTAATTCACAACCTCTGTAAACCAACATATCACCTGGAGATAAATCTACTTTAATTCCTTTTTTACCTAATTTTCCTGATGGTTCTAAATATATTGACCACTTATCTCCACCAAGATTCATAGTGGTTGATATTTCACAACTAAATCTATCTTTGTGTCTTTTAAGAACATCACCTTTTTTATATATTCTTGCGTAAGTATAAGATGGTTGTAATTTTAATCTTGTTGTTTTTTCCATTATTGGTTGACACTTTAACATTAAAGTTTCCATAGCAATATCAGAATAAGAAGAATATGTATTAGGTATTTGTTCATTAGTACCTTCATAATAACCTAAGAAAGTTTCATAAGGTGAAATATATCTTTCTTTTAAGCAAGTATCATAAACTTGTTTTTTTATTAAAAAATAATTGTAAAGAAAATTAGCCAAATCTTTATTAATAGCTTCTTTTATTATTGTATATTTATTTTTTTTAAAATTATTCATAATTTATATTTAAAGTTAATCTAAATTTTTTATCTGTACAGGTAGTGCTTTTATGTTTTTTAAGTCCATCAAATATAATACATTTATTAGATTCAGATTTAATTTTTTTGTAAGGATTTTTAAATAAAGTAAAACCATTGTTTGTGTTTAAATAAAACAAAGCAACTTTATGTGGATAAGGTTTATCTGTGTGCCATTGATGTTCAATTTTTTTTTGAGAAATAGGATACAAATTTAATTTAGCTTTAATTAATTTTTTACATTTTAATTTTTTTATAAAAGGTGATACAATAAGATCATAAGAAGAACTATTAATTTGATCTTTATTATATAAGATATGTGTAAAATATATTTCTTTTTCTTTATTACTTTCAAAAGTAACAAAAGTATGAACATACCAAGCAAAAGAATCAGAAGTAATAAGAGTTATAATTTTTTTTAATAATAATTTTGGTAAAAAATTTTTTATAATTTTAGACATCTTTAGCCATTTCTTTTGGTACAGCTTGTATATTCCAATGTATAAATCTAAATGGTTCAATACCAAAATCTATATTAAATTCATGTTCTAAATATCCGGGAAAGATAATCAATGTTCCGGGTTTAGGTTTAAAATGTATTAATTCTGTACCACCCCATACGCCTTTTTGATTTTTCATTTTTAATTTAGTAGCTCTTGCACCTGTTCTTGGTTCGTGAAATATTGGATGAGATGTTTTGTTACTACACTTTAAAAAATAAAATCCTGATACGTGTTGATTCCAATGAACGTGTGCCGAATGATGTCCGCCACCTTTTTTAGAAAACTCTTGCACCCACATTTCACTAAACATTGTTGTATATTGTTCCATGTCAAAACCTTGATGATCTAAATATTCATAAGATTTTTGACCAATGTAATTTCTAAAATCTAAAAAATTATTATCTTTTGTTAATGGTGTTGAATGATATGATGTTCCAAAATCTCCATATTTTTTTATATGTTTTTTAGCTTCTGGAAAATTTTTAGCAGCTTTAATATATTTGTTACTAGCTTTTGTTAATGATTTTACAAATTCTGGTTTTTGTTCAGACCAAATTGTTGTATTAAAATAATTATTTATATACATATTATTTAAATGATTTTCCTAAATGCCAAACAACAAGACTATATCTAGTTCCTGATGTTACTGGTTTAACTCTATGCCATACAAAACTAGGAAATACAATAATAGAACCTTTTGGTAAAATTTCTTTTGCTCTTCTTAAGTGTTGACTTTCATCTCTCATATGTGGATCGTAGTTTCTAAAATCAAATTCTAATTCACCACCTTGATATTCTGAGCCATCTGTTAATTGACAGGTCATAGATAGTTTTCTAATTTTATTGTGTTCTGGATGATTTAAATTTTTCCTATCATAAGGTTTTCCCCAACTATCGCAATGCCAATCGTAGTATTGATTATGTTTGTATTTTGTAAACTGACAAGATTCTGACATATCCCATTCAAAATTCCAACCAGCATTTTTATTAGCTATATGAACATATGGATGTAATTCTTTATATATCCAAGTATCGTTTAACCAAACTAAATCAGAATTTCTTTTTCTTTTTAAATTTTTTATTTGATTTTTATTTAAGTTTTTATCATCATAACCACCTGTTCTAGCCATTACTTCTTTTTTTGAGTTGGCATAAGCTATTACATCATCACAAAACTTAGGTGTTAATGCAGATGTAAAATACCAATAATAATTAGATATATTCATATGTTATAGTTTGTACAAAATTTAATGAATCTTTTTGATTGTTAATTAAATAATACATACAAGTAGAGGGAAAAATAATAAATTTATTATTTATAAGTTCTATATCCCATGATCTACCCTTTCTTCTATTACTATCATAATATATTTTAACCATACATTTATTTACTTTTGTTCCATATAAACAAGTATAATCAGGTGAGTTTTTTAAATCTATAGCATCTATGTTAAGTAAAGGTATTGTGTTTTCATTAGGTTTATAAATGTTTCCCCATGTATGTTTGTTGATTAATTTAATATTTTGTTCAACATTTACATGATCTATTATAAATGTATTTAACATATCCCAAGTTCTTGAAAATGGAAATTGTAAATTATTTATTTGTGATTTTAATGTATCATTAGATAATTTATCTTGGTCTATTTCAAAACCTTTTGGCATTAAAACATCTCCATAAATTAAATGTACTTCTGATAAAATTTTTTTGTATATACCACCACCCATAAAAAAATTATGTTATTAAATTTGTCAAAACCCAACCTGTTGTACTGTCAACTTCATATGCGGATTCATTCCAAATGTAAACCCAAGAATGTGTTTCTGCTTCGTTTTGTGAAGTTTGTTCAGCAGTTAAATCTGGTGCGTTGCCAATTGGTGATTTCCAAGAAGCTGTTGCAATATCTTTTACCCAAGAAGCATAAGGTTTTTTAGTCCAAAAAATTTGATTATCTTCATCCCAAGTATAACCTATACCTGCATAGTTTCCTCTAAATGCTTTTAAGTTATTACCTGATGAATGTCTATTAGAGCGTGTATTATATGAAGTTTTAATCCACATTTCTCCTGTCCAATTATTATGTTGTTGTAAATATTGTTGTCCAACTTTTTCATCTTCAACACCATCAGCATTTAACATATTAGAATTATTTAAAGTTAATACTTGAAGAACTTTTCCATTTAAACCTATTTTTGCAAAATGTGCCATAATTTACCTATTGAAACTTATACCTTATTATTACTACTCCAGAACCACCATTACCACTACAACTTACTTCATAATCACCTTGACCTCCGCCACCTCCGCCAGTATTAGCTGTTCCATTTTCTGCAGCACATGAAGGAGCAGGAGCATCACCACCATCACCTCCGCCACCAGCACCACCAGAACCTTTAGTACCAGCTTGTGAACCACCTCCACCTCCACCACCATAAGCTACTGAACTTCCTGTTATTGAATTTGTTGCTCCATTACCGCCATTACCACCATTTCCTGCTGGACCAGAAGCAGCAGCACCAGCAGCAGTAGCTCCACCACCACCACCACCTGTTCTAACATTACCTACTGCTCCGGCAGTTCCTTGAGCTGGACTTACTGGAGGAGTATTACCTGCACCTGCTGGTGTTGAACCAGATGGATCACCTCCACCTCCACCACCAGAACCACCTGCACCACCCGGATGTTTTGAACCTTCTTGAGTTCCACCATTTCCACCACCAGTTGATGTTATACTTGAAAAAATTGAATTTGCACCATCTGTAGGAGATGTACTTAAAGCTCCACCTGCTCCTACTGTAATTGGATAGCTTTGTGCAGTAATTGTTATTGCATTTGTAGGTGCATTTGCTACTAAAGGAGAAGCTGTAAAATTATCTACTGGTACATTTCTACCTTCTCTAAATCCACCACCTCCAGCACCACCTCCTCTAACTGCACCGCCTCCTCCACCACCAGCGACTACCGTATAACCTACTGTATTTTCTGCGGGTGTGCCAGAAGCTACTGATACATTAAAAGTTCCCGGACTTGTAAAAGTATGAATTTTAAAATTTCCCGAAGTAGTTATTGTTCCACCTTGTGCTTGTATAAATGAAGAACCTACTGTTTCAAATTCATTTTCTTCAATACTTCTCCAACCTACTGTTGAATCTATATATATTAAAGTTAAACCTTGACCTTCAGAACTTAAAACTAATCTACCCGCTCCACCATTAATTTTTTCTGATCCATTTGGATTAATAATTAAACTGTTTGAATCAAATGTATTATTATAATCTTGTAAAGATACAATTGTTCCAGCAGAACCTGCTGGTAAATTAACTGTGAAAGAACCACCTCCTGTATTACAAAAGTATCCTTCTCCTGCACTTGCTGTGAATGTAGATGTTTTAATACTTCCTGTTTGCCAATCTGTTCCACCACTACTAGCTGCAACCCATGATATATCTGTTCCATCAGATGTTAATACTGTATTAGCTGATCCTTTAGTTAAAACTGCTGTGGCTGCACTAGCATTACCATAAATAATACTTCCTCTACTTAATCCGTCAAGATTGTCTATTTCTGCTGCTGTAGCATCTATAGCTGCAAGTTTAGTTAAATCAGCTTGAACTAATCCACTAACACCATCTAATAAATTTAATTCAGCAGCAGTTGAGGTTACGGCAGCAAGTTTAGTAAAGTCTGCTTGTACTAATCCACTAACTCCATCTAATAAATTTAATTCTGTTGCAGTAGAAGTTACTGCTACATTTTCATTTATTTTTGGTAAAGTTAAAGTTTTGTTTGTTAAAGTTTCTG